CGAAATGCCGTTACGGCCTCGTTGATTCGGCCTTCAGCGAGATGAAGGCTGCCGAGATTGCTGATCGTGTCCGCGTCGTCAGGCTTGATCTCCCGCGCTCGCAGGATGGCGCTGAGGGCCTGCTGACGGTCCCCGAGCGTCATCATGACGAATCCTAGCTCTTTATAAAGTTTGTGATCCTCCGGCTGGACGGCGATGGCCTTCCGCAGGCAATCCGCTGCCGCTCTCTTGTTGCCCCTCTTGTAGGCGATCCTTCCAAGCTCGACCAAAGCACCAACGTGGCGTGGATCGCGGGCGAGCACTTGGCGGATCAGCTTTTCGGCTTCGCCCAAGGCTCCGCTTTTGGTGCAGGTCGCCGCCTGCGCCATAAGGACTTGGAACACGTGAGGCGGACCATTCATCCCCCGCTCCCAATTGGTCAGCGGTCCGCTAAGCCGTCATCAGTCTCCAAGCTGTCGGGGGCGATTAATTCCTTTCCGTTGACCGGAAATGCCAAGAAGCCCTTTGCGGAGGATGCAAAGAGCCGAAGTTTACCTGGAGGTTTCCAACGGATTACAGTTTCGTAATGTCGGCGCTCTCCCCCCGCACTGATCAGGGTCGTCCGGCGGCAGGTCACCGCGGTCCTCCGATGTAGAGCCAATAAAGCGCGAAGCCGCAGCCGAAGACGACGACGGCATAAATCAGCAGGCAGCCAGCGGTTCCGTCGTTCAATCGTTCTGGCCGCTCGGCCGGACAGCGGGATGGGAGGAATCATCCCTTTGCGTGTCGGGATAGATGAGCGTGACCTCGCCGCGCTCGACTGCGGCCTGGGTGAACTCGTCATTCGGCCAAGGCGTCCCCTCGTTGTCCGGATGCTCGAAGCCCCACCCGCATGGATGCTTGAGATTTTGACGGATCGCCTCGCTGGTCGGCACGACGTTGACGCTCGGATACCTCATATCGATCTCCCATTTGGATAGCGCCGCACCAACCAATCAAGATCGCTGCGGCTCGGATTAGGCTCGTACCATCCACCCTGCGTATAGCGAGCCGCGACGGTGCGGAAGAATTCCTCGTACATGTCGCCGACGCGATCGAGCGAGAAGTTCTGCACCGCCCATGCGCGACAGTCGAGCCGCCTGATCTTGTCGATGTTCTTAGCCGCCCAAACAAACTGCTCGAAGTTCCGGCAGCGATAGCCGGTGACGCCGTGCAGATTGTTTTCAGCGAATGCGCCCCAGTCGGTCGAGATCACCGGCGTGCCACTCATCAAGGCCTCGATCGCGGCGCCGCAGAAGGGCTCGACGAAGAGGCTCGGCGCCAGCAACGCGCGCGCACCGGCCAGGAGTTGCTTGCGTTTTTCGACATCACAGAAACCGACCAGCTCGACGTGCTCGCCGGCATTCTCGTAGACGCCAGGACCGGCGATGATCAGCTTGTAACCTGCCTCCTTCGCGATCTGATCGGCGATGTGAATACCCTTGCCGTCGCCGCCAATGGTCCGCAAGCCGAGGAACAACAAATAGTCGCCGCCCGGCCCAAGCTGGAAATCGCCAGGATCGAAATAGTTGGGAATGACTGCTTCGTACCACCAGCCATTCCCGTTTGCGGTGCCGACCGCCTCGAGCCCGCGATAGGCGTGCAGCATCGCGTAGGACTCGAAGACCTTGTAGGGCGCGAAGTGTCCAGCCGGATAGCCGATGCCGGCCTCGATCGCGATCAGATTTTGATGCGCGTCGGCGATGGTCTTGTGGGTCGGCCAGAAGCAAAGCAGCTTGTCGAGCACCCGCTTGCGCTTCTCGATCTCGCCGACAGTGATGTTGTGAAATTTTTGATAGACCTCGCTCTTGGTATCGAACGATCCGGACAGCTCGGGCGGTCCGATGTCGCTAGCTTCGAGGACGTCGACCTGTTCGTCACAGGCGACGCGCGACAACGCGTTGCCGTAGTGGATGACATGATGCCCGCGTGCGATGAGCATCTGGCACATGTTCAGGACCTTCTGCGTGAAGGCGCAGCACAGATAGTCTTTGTTGCTCGCGGTGTGGGGAATGCCGAGGACGTGAAATCTCATATCAAAGCTCGACGACCGTGCCGGCGACGTTGGCCACTTGTTGCGATATAGTGCCGCTCTGTGAAGTTGCCGCGAGATCAAACCAATACAGCGTGCCGATCGCGAGGCCGGTGGCGATGCCTTGAAGAGAACATGAGCCGCCCTGATACGATGGCCCGTGACCGCCGCCGAGGCCGTTGGCTCCGGCTCCGGCCCACGTCTGGCCATTGGCTGGCGCGCCACCGCTGCCGAAACCTTGCTGGAACCAAGCGTAGTTGGCCCCAGCACCGACGATGTCGAAGGACATCATGATGAGAACGGTGCCGGACTTCTGCGGCCGGAACGTCCAGCCGCTGCGACCGATGCCGTACATGCGCGGCCCAGTTTGATCCGTCGTCACTGTCGGGTTGCCAGCGCCGCCATAGTTGCCAACCCACCCGGCGCCGACGACTCCTGGCGGTCCCTGCGGACCCTGCGGGCCTGTGGCCCCGACCGGCCCGTTCAAGCCGGGAGCGCCTGCCGCGCCGGTTATGCCGGTCGCGCCTGTGGCGCCAGCCGCCGGTCCGGTCGCGCCTTGTGGCCCGGTGGCGCCTTGAACGCCCGCGCCGGTCGCGCCTTGCGGCCCCGCGGGACCGACAGGTCCCGACGCGCCGGTAGCACCGAGCCCGGTCGCGCCCTGGATGCCGGTGGTGCCCTGGACGCCGGGAGGGCCGATCGGACCTTGCGGGCCGGGCTCGCCTTGTGGGCCAACGCCGCCGGGACCTTGCGGACCAGGAGGGCCCTGGATGCCCTGCGGCCCGGTCGCGCCGATAGGACCAGCCGGGCCGATCTGCGGGACTGTCAGTACGACCTCGGTCATCCCATGGTCCTGGCGAAGAGATTGCCGTTGTTGGCGGTGAAGGTGCAACCGCCTCCGCTCGATGCTGCGCCCCAGAATTGATAGTAGTGAGCGCCTTGAGGAGCGTTCCCGGAAGCGGTCAGCTCGGTGCCAGCTCCATAGTAGGAGCCGGTGAAAGTCATGTTGCCGCCGAAGACGCTTCCGGTGCCGTCCATGCTGACGAAGTAATTCGCGTAAGGGTTAGCACCACCTTGCGCGCTCATCTGGGCCGTGACCCAAGTGACGATCTCCTCATCTGGCCAATTGCAGACCGCGACCACGTTGCCAGACATGGCAACATTGCTTGGCGACGACGTGCTGACGTTGCCGAGACCTATGCCGGCTGTCTTGTGTCTTCTGTTGAACCACGAGAGGACGCAACGCACGTTGCCGGAATCTTGGAACTGAGCGGAGCCGTTCGTGTAGACCATTCCGATCAGCGACCAAGCGGCGTTGCCGTTCAAGACCGCGACGCCGATGTTTCCCGGCGTCGTGTCCCAAATCCATCCTACCGTGAAGAATCCGATGGTAGGAACGCCGCCGCTGATGAAAAGATAAACAAAGTAGTTGGTGTTGGCGGCGAGATTCTGACCCGGTGTGCCGTTGACGTTGGTCGAAGTGTTGTTGGCGTATATGCCGCCGGAAGGAATTTGCCAGTCGACACCAGCGATGCGAATTCGATCTCCGAAATACGGCTGGAATTGAATCTGCGTGGCCGCCGTCATGACCAAGCGACCGCACTTTGGAGCTGCGACCGCGGCTGCTGCGCCGGTCGCGCCCTGCGGCCCCTGCAGTCCGGTCGCGCCCTGCGGCCCTGCTGCTCCTGGCGCGCCCGGGGTGCCGGTGGCGCCGGTGGCGCCGCCCGGTGATCCCGCGGGTCCGGTGGCACCACTCGCGCCCGAGGGTCCCAAGGGTCCGGTGGCGCCGCTCGCGCCTTGCGCTCCGGTTGGGCCGACGGGCCCGCTCGCGCCCTGCGGTCCGGTGTTTCCGACCAAACCTTGCGGTCCGGTTCCGCCCTGCGGTCCGGTCGCGCCGATGCCGGTGGCGCCCTGCGGACCTTGCGGCCCGGTGGCGCCGCTAGCGCCGACGACGCCGGGAGGGCCGATCGGTCCCTGCGGTCCCGGCTCGCCTTGCGGCCCGACGCCGCCGGGGCCCTGCGGTCCTGGCATCCCTTGAATGCCTTGCGGCCCGGTGGCGCCGACAGGACCCGGCGGCCCGATTTGCGGAACGACGAGCTGCTGCGGCTCGTCAGGAGGATCGCGCGCGAGCGTAATCCGCGGCGTGCCGGCCGAGACGTCGAGCCGATCCCCCGTCATCGCGTGATGCCCTCGACGACGGTCACCGTGTCGCAATCAAGAATGCGCTCGACATAGCCGTTCGGCATCAAGCGCACGAGATCGGCGACGTAAGACCCGGGCATGAATTGCGCGAGCTGCATCCGCGTAATCAAAATCGTGAATTCCCCACCGGCCGCGTTGTTGATGAAGATGCCCTTGTCCGGCGAGGCGAGCGAGAGGACGACCTCGTGGTCCGACTCCTGGTGCCGGATCTCCATCATCAAGGTCGAGCCGGTCAAATCAATCGGCGTCGTGGTGACGCCGTCGGAATTCAGCGTCGCGTACAGGAACGGGACGATCCAGTCCTCGTTCATCGCGATGTTCATCGCGCCGGTGTAGTAGGCCGGGCCGGCCATTTGTTTGCTCTGCGCTTATCCGTATTGGCCGCCGCTCTGAAGAATTCCGGCAACAGTGCCAGGATAGTAATTGACGCCGTAGCTGTTGGCGTTGATGACGCCGTTCAGCGAAGCGACATACCTCCTGCCGGTGACATTCCCGGCGCCGATGTAGTTGGCATAAAGTATGAAGGTGGCCGAGCCATCGTCGGCCCAGATGAAGTCTGTGAATGTCACCGGGCCTTGGAAAGTTATGACCGGGTAGCCGGAAGGCCCGGGAGGGTTCGGCACCGACAGGTTGCTGTTGAACTCGGCGAGAAGATGATAGAGGGCATTCCCTCCGTTCTCGACGATGACCTGCAGCCCGGAATCCAGGACGAAGCGGGCGCTCCAAGCGGTCGAGAAATGCGCGCGCGCCGCCGGTCCCATCTGCATGCTGCCGTAGATGTCGACGTTGCATCCCGAGCCGTTGGCAGCGATGCAATCGAGTGCGCTGGGCGTTGTGGCCAACCGGAAGCCGTTCATCGCATAGTGGCCGCCGAGGAAGAAGGCGCAGCATTGCAGGGCCCCGGTGGCAGTGATCTGACAGTTTTGCGGGTTCGCCTGATTGCCGATGATGTAGCACCAGCCAACCCCGTTGGTGATCTGAGCGACGAAAGGCGTGTAGATGCCGTCTGCACAATGAATGAGCTGCGAGTACCCATTCATGTTGTACTTTGCGGTCTCGTCGACGCCGCGCTGGATGGTCCGGAACGGGCCGACCGTCGAGCTGAGAATCGTCGGCGAGGTTCCGTCGTAGAGGGTGTCGTCGCCAGTCGAGCTGTTGATGTACCAGTCGGCATTCTTCTGCAGCAACGGCAGTGTGCCCTGGCGAGAGACGACGCCTGGGCCCGGAACCTGCCAATTCGTGCCATCGAAGAACAACAAGACCCAGGCAGTCGCGACGACGTCGCCGATGTCGATCGGCGAGCCGTCAAGATGGGTGACATTCCGGAACGGAGAGCCGTTGACCGAGAAGACCGTGCCGCCCTTGACCGAAGCAAAACCTGGCTTGAACCAGATCGCGGTGCCGAGCGGCGGCGGCATGATCGGCAGCGTCGGGATCGATGCGCTCCATTGCGACGCGTTGCCGAGATTGTTTGAGCATTTGAAGACGTTGTTGACGTCGATCAGCTTGAGCGCCTGCAGGAGCTGCGTCAGATCGGCGTTGGTCGGACTCAAGCCGACCGCGCTGATGGTGTTGACGATCTCCCGCTGGTCGTACTCGATCGCCGCGGCAGGCACGATCGAGCCCTGGATGCCGGCGGCCGGATTGCCGTCGACATAGGGCGCGTTCGGGTTTGACGGCTGATCGAATGGTTGATTGTATTTCATCGCGTTGCCTCGCTCAGAAGAGAGTGATCTCGTCCCATTCGGTCATCACAGCGAATTGCCAGATGCCAGTCGCGGGAACGCTCGCTTGAATGACGAAGCCCTCGTTTTGCACGAACAACAGCGGGTGCTCGCCCTGCGCCGCTTCGAACAAGGTGATTGCATCGGCAAAGAGCGGGGCGTTCGTGCCCGTCGGCGCCGCCGGGACTCGTCTGGCGATCGGATCAGCGTCGAGCGTTCGCGTTCCGGGAATGAGCGCCGCGGTCGTCGAGGTCGTGATGACCGCTTGCGACGCCGGCATGCTGCTGCGCATCCTCCCGCTGCCGCCTGCGAGGTTTGATTGATTGCCGCCGCCGTCGGCGGCGCTGAAGGGCCGCGCGATAAAGAGATCGAACTCGGCGAGCCCGGCGGCGAACCCGGTGCCGAGCGTCCAGGCGTTGAAGCGGATGCGCTTGATCAGCCCGAGCAGCGAGGAGGGCCATTGAAACGAATAGATCGATGCATTCGCCGCGAGCCCGGCGGCCATCGCGCCGCTCTTGGCGGAATCGCGGTAGCTGCCGCCGGTCCCATAGTCGATCGGATAGCCGGTGGCGAAGATCATCGATCGCTGGATCGAGCCGTCCCCACCGGGCGAGAGGTCGCGCATGCGGATGGTGAAGTTCTCGCCGAGCGCGTCCTTGATGAGCTTGTTGTCCATTTACATGATCCCGAGCGCGAGATAGCTGGTGTTGAAGGTTTGGCTGAAATCGAGACCGGAAACCGCCGAGTAGTCGAAGACGACGTGCGTGTGCGCCGGCTTGTATCGCTGGATCAAACATTCCAAATCTTGCGCTGTCCCTATGGAGAGCAGGCGATCGACGCCGCACTGGCCCGAGCCGGTGTGAAAATGCTCAAGCTTCAGCGACGTGACATGGATGGTCCAGTAATAGCGAAGCTCGGGCGGCCCGAGCTGCCACATGAACCGAGTCGGGTCCTCGGGATTGTCCAGCGCGCTGCGCGTATCGCCGACGCGCGAGATGCCGCACTGATAGGGCAGATACTCGGTGATCGTGATCGTATAGCCGAGCTGCGCGGCGACATCGATGAAGAACTGCCGCGACTGGCCGCCGAGCATGGTCATCTTCATGACCAGCGCGGTCCGTCTCGCGTCGATCGACTGCGGCGTCTTCACGCATGGATCAGGCAGCCCCCAACTGCGTTCCCAATCCGGCAGCAGCTCAATCGTCGAACGGGGGTCGGATTCGGTCTCTAAAAGATCGGCGGTGCGGCCGTCGACGAAGCCCCAATAATCGCAGAGCCCGAAGCAGGCGAGGACGAGCGTGCTTAACGGATGACGCGGCCATGCTTGACCCTGCGGCAGCAGCGAGAGAAACGCCTGCCCATAGTCATCGCCCGAGCGCCTAATGTGACGGTCCGGCATAGGCGATCATCTTCGTCTGAGACGAGGCTGGGACCGAAGCAGTCGTCGTGTAATAGATGTCGCCGAGCACGGCCATGTGCCCGCTGTCCGGCATGACGTCGTCGGCGCAGGAGCCCATGTCGAACGAGATGACGCCGGGCGCGTTCATGACGGCTGCGTATTTCCAGGCTGCAAAGATCGTCTGGCCCGGCGCGGCGAGCTGATAAAGCATGGCCTCGATCGAGGTCTGGATCGTGCCGCGGACTGCCTCGTTGTCCGGATTCAAGTTGATAATGTTGAATTCGATCGGTTGCTTAAGCGGCGCGAGGACATAGCACTGCTTGACCGTGACCGGCCGCTTCGAATCGACGTAGGTCTGCACCGCGTCGACGTCCTCGGGCAGCGGAAAGCTGTCATTGGCCGCGCGGAGGTCATCCATCATGAAGCGGATCGAGGCGGTGCCGATGCCCATCTCTTGCGGCGCGCACCAGGCGCGCGTCACGCCCGGAACGGCGAGCGCCCATTGCTCATAATCATAAGCTGAGCCGCCCATCGGCGGCTCGCGGATGCGCTTGAGAATGCGCGCGCGCAGCTCGTCGTCCGTCTCGTCATCGGTGCCGCCTTGGAGCATGACGACGGTGACGTTGGTGATGCCGGCGACCGGGGTCTGCAGCGCGAGCGGCGTCCCTTGATTGAGGTTGCCGGCGCTGCCGGGGTCGATGGCCTGGATCGGCGCCGGCGATGGCGCGGCTCCGATCGTGATCTGCGCCGTGGTCCGATAAGCGACGCCGGTCGCGTAGCCGAGCTGCGTCGCCGTAGGGACGAGGGTGCCTTGCGCGCCGGCAAAGTCGGCGCTGCCGCTCGCCTGCGTCGCGAGCTTGCGCCCGGTCGAGCCGTCGGCGTTGACGAGCCAAATGTCCCCGTGGCGATCGAGCCATTCTGACTCTGCCGTGTCAGGGAGGAGCTGCCGAGCGAGCCAGTCAACGTATTGCAGCGTCAGATGGCAGAGCGCGCCCATCGCCTCGGACAAGACGCGCAGGACGCTGTTCGGGACATTGGCGTCGGCGCCCGGCAGCCGACCCGTGATCGCATCGCGGATCGCGCTGCGCACATCGCGCAGTGTCGGGGTCGACCATGGCATGATTTACTCGATGATGCCTTGCCAGAGGATTTGAAACTGCAGCTCGATTGCGGTCTTCGGTCCGCGGTAGAGGCGGACCAGCGCGTCGATGCGTTGCGTATCGACGCGCTCGACGTCGACAGCCATGCTCGAGGCGACGCGCAGATCGATGAAGGGCTGCAAGGCTTCCTGAATAAAGAACTTGACGCGCGTCAGCGTCGAGCCCTGCTGCGCCTGCGCTCCGGTGATCTTTTCCCGGTGCAGCAACCAAAGGCGGCAGCCGATCGGCCATGCATTCCAGATCACATCGGCGTCGAGGTCGCCCCACCATCCGCGTCGATCGGTCGAGTCCGGATCGGGCAGGATGTCGGTCGGCGACGCGAGGCGATCGGTCCCGAGCGCGACGATGACCGAGGTCGCGAGCGCTTGCGTCTCGTCGAGCGTCCCGTCGTTGAGGAGCAACCAATCAACCGAGACGTCGGTCTGATAGGGGAAGTCGCCGCGCTGAACGAGCCGGACGTCGGGCACGGCGCTAGCCTCGCGTGTTCAGCCAAAGTGTCGAGTTGACGACGTTCAACGTGCTTGCGTTTGCGTTCAGGCTGCCAGTGCCGATCTGATAGTAACCGTGCGCCCCTTCGGCCATCGGATAGAATCCTGAGATGGTGACCGGCGCATAGTTTTGGCTGCCGGTGAGGTAGATGTACTGGTTTTGCATGATGTTGGTCGAGACGCTATCGAAGGACACGGCGACGTTGCCGGTGCAATTCACTGTCGACGTTATGGCTTGGCAGCAGAGAGCGAACCCTACGGTCTCGTCCGCCCAATTGAGCATGATCGCATTGGTGCTGCCGCTGAGGTTGGCCCAAGCCGCATTGATGTTTGAGGTGCTGGTGTTGGCATAGGTAACGCCGACGTATCGACTTTGCCTGTTGAACCAAGACAGAATGCCGCGGGCTTGACCATTGTCCTGGAACTGACCGCTGGGGTTCGTGTAGACCATGCCGACGAGGGTGAAGCCATCCCCGCCGGACGTGTTCATAACTTCGATGCCGACGTTCCCGGCCGTTCCGCTGGTGCCGTGATTGGTGGTGCTGAAATTGAGAGCTAGCGCGCTGCCAGTGTTGAAGACATAAACAAAATAGGTCGTGCTGGCGGCAAGGTTCTGGCCCGCGACCTGATTGACCCAGGTGCCCGTATTGTTCGCAAGGACGCCGCTCGAAGGAATGTTGTAGATCGAGCCGTTGATCTTAACCAAATCTCCATTGTAGGGAAAAAAGCCGACCTGCGTTGGAGATACGGCTTTGAACCGCCCACAATTAAACGCGACGGCAGGACCGGCGGGCCCGGTGGCTCCACTGGCACCGACGCCGCCTGCGGGCCCGGCAGGACCGGTGGCGCCGCTTGCGCCTGCCGAACCTGCGGGCCCTTGCGGGCCGGTGGCGCCGCCGGCGCCGGCCGCGCCGGGCGTGCCCGCCGAGCCTGCGGGACCGACGGGCCCCGTGGCACCGCTTGCGCCGGCCGCGCCCGCGGGCCCCGCCGGGCCGCTCGCGCCGTCTGCCCCTGGCGGCCCGACCCGGCCGGTTGCGCCGCTCGCGCCCGCGGGACCTGCAGCTCCGCTCGGGCCGGCCGGCCCCGAGGCGCCCGCCGGGCCGACGAAGCCGGTCGCGCCGGTGGCGCCGAGGCCGCCGGCGGGCCCCGACGCGCCAGGCGGCCCTGAGGCTCCCGGCGCGGAGGTCAAATTGCCCGAGCCGTCAATGAACAGCGACGCGGCGACCTGCAGCGCGAGCTGGCCGAGCGCATTGGTGATCAGCGGCGCGACCTGCTGCAGCGTCATGTTCTTGGCGCTGTCGATCGAGAGCGGAGGCGAGGCCGAGCTGACGGCACCGCCGCCGCCACCCCCGCCTCCGGAACCGCTGCCGCCGCCGACCAGGCCCCAGACATTTTTGGCGACGGTGCCGTCCTCGAGCATCACGCGCAGGAACTCGCCGTCGCCCTTCTTGCCTCCGAGGTAGGCATTCATGTCCTCGGCGGCGTGGACAAGAACGTTGTTCGTTTGATCGAGCTGCGCCGGCGCGCCTTTCGTCGCCGAGGTCGAGGCGGACGAGTCATCGCCGAAACTCGAGCCGGTCCGCAGATAGACGTTCTTGCCCGAGGCTGTGGCGCCGTCTTGCGTCAGGTGAAAAAAGAAGTCGGATTTCTGGCCGCCCTTGTAGACGGACTGCTGCCCGGTCGGCTTGCCGGCGCCCTGCTGGCCCTGCTGCCCTTGCTGTTGTTGCTGGTCATTTTTGACAAGCTGCATGCGCGCGATCTTGTCCTGCGGCGCGCTCCAAAAGCCCCCGTCTCCGGTCAAATGAAATTGTTGCTTGTCGCTCTTCGTCCGGAACATCGCCACGTCGCCCTTGTCCAGGCCTTTGAGGCGATGCCTTCTGTCGTCCATGACGCCGCAGACCGGAAACGAGCGATTGCCGCCGCAGAACGTGATAAATCCCTCGGCGCTGCCGGTGATCTGGCCGTCGCCGTCCTTGTCCGCGTCCATGACGACCGAGGTGAAGCCGTAGTTCTGCGGGGCCTCGACCTTACTCCGCGTTTCTCCTTTCATAAAATTCCCGCTCATCTCCTGCATGAGCTTGGAATCATCGACTCCGGAAATGACCGTGCGCGCGCCGCCGGCCGTATAGCCGCGAAACGAGGATTGAATCGGAGTGGCACGATGCATCGCTATTCCTGCGGCGGCGGCTCTTTCGGCGGCGGCGGTGTCGGCGTCGTCGCGGGATCGGTGTTGATGGTTGCGTCGCCCGGCGGCTGCGGCGCATTCGGGTTGCCGAGGTTCTTGTCGGTCAGATCATTGAGCAGCCACGGCGCGACCAGCTCCAGAACCGTCAGCGTCCCTTGATTACGGTCTTGCGTGAAGGTGACGGTCTGGATCGCCAGGACCATTGACGGAACGATCAGCGCCATCGGCGAGTCGACCTCGACGAGATCGCCGGCCGCCCAAAGCTTCGAGCCGTCGGGGATGAACCAACCTTGGACGGTGATGAGGACCTGAAAGATCGTGCCGCCGAGCCACATGGCCTCGTTCTTCGCGCGCAGCTGCAGCATGTCGATCGTGACCGGCTCCTCGGAAGGGATCACGATCGGGCTGTACATGCGCAGCAGTCCCGGCGCTCTCGCCTCCTGTTCGGATGCGGCGGCGCCGTTGACGTCGTCGCTGGCCGGCTGCTGACTGCGGACGAAGATTTCGTTAAACCACTGCTCGATCGAGATGACGGCTTGGCAGCGAAGGATGTTCTGGCCCTCGACGAGCTGCCCGGCGCTGTTGCCGACGTGGTCGCCGATGAAGAGAAAGTTGCCGTACTCGTCCGAGCCGATCCTGATGCCGATCATGCGACCGAGCCGCTCGAAGAAGTCCCAGATCGGCTCGCCTGCGTTTATTTGCTCGTGCTCGAATGGTTTCTGCGGGATGTTCCCGACCGTATTGTACCAAACATGGTCGCGGAACGGTGCCAAGACGCGCTCGGCGATCTGAATGAAAGTCATGTTGTCGAAGTTGCCGTCCTTATCGACGTGGCTCGCTCGCGCCGCCAGCCAGGTCATGCCAACGCCCTGCAGCATGACGCCGTGATTGTTGGCATCGTATGCGGTCTGCCGGACCAAGATGACGCCGGTGATCGCGAGCTGGCCGCCAAGCTGGATCGAGGCCTCGTCGCCCGGCTCGAATTGCATCTTCGTCCAGAGGCTCGGGGCCGGCACATCCTCGGCACAGGTGAAGCGAAAGATCGGGTAGGGATCGGTCCATCGATGCTGCACCCAGACCGATTCCCAATTGTAGAAGTCCTCCCCGTTGACACGGATGACGGCCGTCTCGCTGGCCCGGAGCGCGGCGAGGTCTTGCGGGGTGCCGGCCATTCTTCAAGCTGATAGTGCCATTCCGGTCGGCGGCGCGAAGGCCGGATGCACGACCTTGTTCTCGTCGCGCAGCTCGTCCGCGCGACCTCCGTCAGCATAGAGGCGCTGCGCCATCACCAGCGTCGGCAGCGGCTGCGCGAACGCGAAGGAAAGCATGCGCGGCAGCGGGCGCGCCGTCTGGACGAGGTAGTAGACGATCGCCGCGTGCAGCTCGATGACCGCACGAAAGGTCATCTGATCCATGGCGTCGGCGGCGGCCTCCTCGACGCCGGCAAAGACGGTGTTCATCTGATCGCGCAGCGCGTCCACGTCCTCGCGACTGACAAAGGCCGTATTCGAAATGACGTAGCCTTCGGCCGAGAGGCACATTTGCACGATCGAGTCGCGGATCATCGTGGCGCCGACCGACCTCGGCCCTTCGGCGAGCGTCTCGTTGCGCACGCTCGCGAGCTGCGGCTGCGTCGCGCCGGCTTGGCGCGCAAGATCGAAGCAGGCCGCAAGCGGAGGCCCCGCCTGGTCGGCCGCTATGAGCGTCTCGGCGTTGGCGATCAGCTGCCCGCAAGCGGTCCGGAAGCTCGCGCCGCTGCGACCGCTCGTCGGCACAGACGCGAGCAGCGTCGCGATGCTGTGCTGCATGATTGGAGCGGCTTCCGCTGCGTCGATCTTTTGCATCAGGGTATCATGCGCGGCGTCTGCGCCGCGGTGGCGCGCGTCTTCGCTTCGAGCCCGGTCATGACCGTCAAGATCCGATCCTTCATGTCGAGCGAGTAGGCTTTGAGATTACTGCTGCCCGAGAGCTGCGGCGCCGATGGCGGGTAGCCGAACTCGACGAAGGTCATATCGAAGATGCAGAAACCGCCGGCCCGCTCCTCCTCGCTCCAACGATACTGCGGGCAGACGACCGTCACGGGCTCGATCGTCGGCAGCTGCAGGACACCAGGGTCCGATTGCTCGAGTTCCGTGATCAATTGGTCGCGGGCAACGCGATAGTCGCGGCGATAGAGCGGAATGTCCGTGTCGGTCGGGAAGACGATGCAATAGCCGCGGACCGTGAAGGCCCGCGCGCGGCGCCCCATGTCCTCGGCGTAGGGAGTGTCCTTCTTGGGGAACTCGTGCAGCGCGATCCTGCGTCCGGATTCCTTGGTGCCAAGCTGGACATGGAACAGGGCGCCGCGAAACGATGCCGGCAACAGCTCGTCGCGCCATTTCGTGTTCGGGATATCGGTGATCTTGCTGATGCTCATTCTTCGAGCGAGCTTGCTGCCGGCTCCATCTGCGTCTGCCGATTGACGTGCACGCGTTTGAAGAGGCCGCCGGCGGCTGCCGAGACGCGCGTGCCCTTCGGCGCGTTGACGTCGACCGAGATGCTGCCGGTGCCTTCGACGCGATGTGTCATCGCGCGGTCGATCATCGTGCGGCGTAGAGCGCCAGCGCCGAGGTGATAGTCGTCGGCCGCTTTGTCGCTATCAGCGGGGCCGCCGGCAGCGATGCGTCGCAGTTGCTCTTCGCGCCAGCGTGCCCAAAATTCATGGCCCTTGTAGCCGCCCCAGATGTTGAACCTTTCGCGATTGATGTTAACGCCGGTGCCGCCCGCTATGTAGTTTGGATCACCAGCGGACCCCTGATCCTGATACATATTGATCCGATTGCTGCCGGCGAGCGTTTCATCAATCAAACGATTCAAGCGTGCCAGATGCGCCGGGTTGCGCAGCAGCTCCTGCATTCTCGGCTCAACCAAACCAGCGCGCGCCGGACCAAAGAAGCTGCGAGGGCCGCCGGCCATGCCAGCGGCGAGCGTCGAATGCATGCCAGCTTGACGGTTCATCAAGGCTTCGGCGACGCCTGTGCCCGCGCCTTCGTTCTCCAATGAGATAAGAGCAGCGAGCCGCAATCTTTCGTTAGGATTGGCTTCTAGCTCCTTGGCAAATGGCGCGCGCAGCTCTTTCAAGTACTGGCTGCCGCCAGCACCACTGAATGCCAGCGT